GACTGGAATGCCAAACCCTTCACCCATCGATGGTGCTAGCAATACGTTGGCGCGCGTGTAAATCGTTGCCATTGCTTCGTGCGGCAACCCCTGTCGATAGGCATATTGATTGATGAATTGGATTTGGTGCGGCTTGATTCCACAAGCTGCTGCCAATTCGCGCAGATTCAAGCCCTGCATGATGCCTGTGTCTTCCGTGTAACAAAAAAGCACGGCATCATCGTGATTCTCTGCGAATGCCGCGAAAGCCAGAAATGCTTCGGGGAATGATTTGCGGCATGGTGATTGACCCTTATTGGCTGCCACCATCAAGACCATGAATCGGTCATCATCGACTTTGGTCAGGTCTTTGGCGGTCATCGTGCCTGTGGGTGATTTGTATTCAGCTGTTGGTTTGAACGTGGCTTCTATGGCGTGTGGCACATAGATAACGTCACGGAATCCAGCGGCTTCAAGCATCTGAACGCCAAACTGCGACATGGCGATTGGTTCGATGTTGGGTTTTGCCAGCCATTTGCCCACCATCTGCGGCAAGGGCATGTGGTCGATTGGCGTCCAGCATGCGATTTTGTTAGCCCTATCCCATTGCTCACCCTTGAAAATCCAAACATCGAATAACGTGATGATTAGATTCGGTGCGGTTGGGTCACCGTTGAACCAATTCACTGCATTGGCCGTAATCACGTCATTCGACCAAATGTCATAGCCACGCGGATACAGAGTGAATCCGTTCCATTCACTCATGGCGGCTTCTAGTCCATAGTTACATGAAACGGCTACTTTGTAATTGTTTCGTTTCAGTCTTTCGATGACTTGCGCGGTTTGTTGGCCGTAGCCTGTTCCGGCGAACGGCGCATTACTAACCCACAAGATTCGCGCTGGTCGATTGTGGTCTGTTGATACGGCAGGGCGATGCCATCTTTGATTAGGGTCAATGCCACTTCGTCCGGCAGATTGATTACCGTGTTTTTGATGCTTATTCGCATTTTTGTTCACTTTGTTCCTTCGCAGTTAGGAAGTGGGGTCGCCAGCCCTGCGCCGCCAGCGACCCCACGCTTATTTCATTGGGTAACAGCCTAGTTAGGCGGCGTTCCCGATGAAGTGTTTGATGTGAGTGGTCTGTGGCAGGTCACCATCGACACGAATCGTGGCACGGAATGTCACCAAGTCGTTCGTGAATGCGAAGTCATCGCTTCTGTCAAGTCTGATACCACCGACCTGTCGGACATAGTAAGACTTGAAGTGTCCAGCAATGAGTGACTTCGCCGAAAGTGCTGGCGATGCCATGTGTGGGTTTTCGTGCAATGGGTAACCAAGCACGCTGTCTGGCTGTCCACCGACCAAAGCTGGCTGGAAGACGAAGTTGCCGGCACTGTCCTTCAACTTGCGAATGGCAGCGATGGCAGTGCCATTGCCCATGATTGCGAAACCGGGCAAACGACGTGCCGCACCATCGAGAGAGTAAACCAACTCGATGACGTTGTCGGCAGTGAATGCACCAGTTACAGCAGTGCCGCCAGTTATGCCTGAACCCGATGCAGTGACAACACCATTCGGCTGCGATGAACCGCTGCCAGTGGTCAATGCGGTGTTCACGACGAAACCGAGAGCGTTACCGACTTGCTCAGCGAAGAATGGCTCTAACGCAATGCCAGAGTCACTTAGCAATTCACGGCTGACTTGGAAAAGTGTTCCAAACTTGAACGCTTCCAAATCGACCATGCTGGTAAACGATGGGTCACTTTCCGCAAAGACTGCTGCCTCAGCGGTCAATGAACCTGTCGAGTAAGTCGAGAGATTCGGAATCTGAATCTTCTCGCCACGCTCGGTGTTCAAGACGGTCACGATGTTCGGGTCAAGCATCGGGCCGACTTCACGGGCACGAAGCAAGATTTGGTCGAACAGAGTGATGTCAAGTGGCGTGCCAGTGCTGGTCTTAACGATGTCGCGTCGCTCAATCGTGTATGAGCGCACTTCACCACGAGCAAGCTTGCGAAGCATGTCGCTGTTGCCAGACTGTGGCACTTCAATGTCACGAACCTGTGACTCAACGCCCTTCATGGCTTCGGCAGCGCGTGCCTCACGTTCCATGTCAGCGGTGATTCGAGCGATTACGGCAGCACGCTCATCAATGTCAGCGGTGATGCGTCCGTAAGTCTGATTCTCTTCGGCAGTTAGGTCGCGGTTTTCGCCGGCAGCACGGTCAAGCAATTCTTTTGCTTGTTCCCATGCCTTAGCACGCTCTTCTGCCTGCTTTTTCAAGTAGTCCATTTGGCTACCTTTCATGTAGTTACGCAGGGAATATGGGGATTTTTTCGACGCGGCTCCGCGCACGATTAGGTCAGCGGCTCCGCTAAAACCTGAGATGATGCTAGAACTTTTACAGCGTTTTGGCTAGTAGTTCCAAGTGTTTGCGCTTCACGTCAAGTGAATTGACTACTTCGGCAGGTGTTGCTCTAAGTTTGGTCACAACTTCTGAAAGCAAATCAGCCTTCGCATCGTCCAACTCTTTGCCATTTTCAAGCAACGTGATGGCTTCGGCCAGTTCATCAGCATTGGTGTTGGTTCGTTCCGCCAGAAGGTCGAACGAACGCACCTGTGCTGTGGTGTCTTTGTAGGCTGGAAAGCCAGTCACCACAGAAACTTCGTGCAGTCTGACCTGATTGAGTGTTCGAGTCATGCCGTCATCAGACCAAGAATCGCCGCCTTTTGGCACGCTGAACCCGAAGCTCATTGAGTCCACGTCACCGCGACGCATCAAGACGCTCAAATCACGCCCTGCCGAAGTGTCTGGCAAATCGGCATCGACCATTAAACCGCGTTCGTCTTCATTCAAACGAAGCGTCTTGGCGCGACTCGACGCCAGCACTATGTCTGAATTGTGATTTAGAAACATGCGAATCGCATTGCGGCTTTTGAGACTCTTGGTGAAAGCACCCGGCCTGATTATCTCTCTAAAACCCATGTCTTCACTCATTGAGTTGAAAACTGCTGCATAGCCACGAAATGACATGAAGTCAGAATCTTCGTCAGTCTTTCGCATCTCAATATCTGCCAACGCGACTTCGCGCTGTTCAATCTTCGGTGTCATAGACTCCCCCAGTTCCTGCCTGAACATATTAGCGATGAATGCTGGATTTGCTACACGCTCTGCCTTTATCTGGTCAGCCTTACGCTCGAACCAATTTCTTGCTGGCATCGGATTCAATGGGTCGATGCCCCAAAGATAATGAGCCACAGCACCAGCACCGGGAAACCCTTCGTCATCTGCATTCGAGTTTCTTGGTGCGTCCAAATCCGGCGCGTGACGTGCGCCCCATGCATTCGCCCTGATGATTTTGTCTTCGGTAACTTCACCGCGTGCCAATCCCCTTGCTTCCCTAACGGTTGCCGCTACCAGTCCATCGCCTGCAAGCCCTTCGGCGTAATACTCCAAGCCCTTCGATGCGGCGTCACGAATGTATTGTGGTGGCGATAGGTCTTCGGCAGATAGTTGGCGCGTTGATTTCGGGTGAGCCTGTGGCAGTAAATCAAAGTCGGTGATGTATTTCGGATTCTCTGGGTTGCCATTGCGAAGTAGATACAGAAACGCATTGACCCTTGCCATTGCCCACGCGCCGCGAGTGACACCGGGTCTGTGGCTTTGTGAATAAGCACCTGCCCCACGTCGATAGACGGCCAGAAGCTGACCGAGCGTGGTTCTAGTCCATGACGGTTTGTCTTGACGTTCCATTTCTTCGTTATGTTCACTGACTTTGTTTCGAAGTGCCGTGCGCGTCGATTCGCTGACTTCAATATCACCGCCTGCACCTGATGCGCTGCCGGGTTCATTTTGTTCGCTGCCAGTGATTTGGTCTTTTTTCGGTGCTGGTGTCGATGCACCTGTCTGTCTAGATTCTTCAACGTCTGGCTGCCATGCGTTGCAATAGAAGTGACCGTGAACGTAGGCTTCCCACTTTTCGCACCATGCACGTTCACCTTGCACATTGCTTTCGTCGTAGAAATAGCAGTTACCGCATGCACGACCATCTGGCACGTCTGGTGATAGTGATGGGCGATAGTTATCTGGCAAGGCACGCAAGTAGCCTTTTGGTTTTTTCATCTTCAATCTTTCGCCACCCGGTTCCATGCCTTCTGCGATGCTGACGGCCACCATCTGATCGATGGCTGCCTGTTTGGTGTCATGGCAGCCGATGACTTCACCATCTTCCTTGATGGTTGCCCAGCCTGA